TGTGCCGCCGTAGCAGCCCCTACCTCAGAAGCAACCGCACCCGTTTTAGAAACTTTTGCCCAGGCGATCGCCGCCCCGGTTGCGACTTTGGCATCTGTAACCGTGCCATCAGTCGGGATTCGGGTATCGCTCAACCGTGCATCATTGCCCTGTGCGACTGTGCCTGCACCAGTGCCAAAAAGAGCGACAGCGCTGATCGTGTTAGCGGCGTCGTTATAGGTGAAATCGATCGATGTGCTATCGGTGAGAATCGTCCCTACCGCGTCTTGTGCCGCTTCGTTGAAGTCGGTAATCGTGCTAGCCGTTTGAGTATGCGAGGCAGCAGCAGCGCCCACCTGTGCGGCTGTCGTGGCGTGTGGGTTGTTAGTGTTGCTAGTGTGGTTGTTAAGGCTGGTATTCGTGGCGTAGGCAGCTAGATCCGTGTCAAGTGCATATTGATTGTGTGGGTTCGGTTCGGCAACGTGGGCAGCGAGAGCAGCCGTAGCGGAAACGTTAACGATCGCGGTTCGTAGGTCATCAATCGCGCGTATGGTGCCGCCCCAGTTGGCAGGATAGATGCTCACGCTTGGAGTCCCCCCGGCAGCGAGGACGGCAAGGCGAAGGGCATCGACAATACCTTTCCAACTAGGATTGAAATTAGCGACCATTGTTTAGCAGCCATTTAGGGTTGTGAAAAATTAGCGACCTGTCGATATGGTTCCCCTCCACCTGGCTTGACACCCCAAAAAACCTTTTACAGCGGTATGTCTGTGGGTGCCTGTTGCTCTAGCCCAACGTGCAGCCGTGTAGCAATGACGTGCTTGCAACCCTGCTCTACATCACACCCCGCATCACTACCGGACCAATCACGATCGCCAGCCTCACTAAACCAACGCGAACGCGGCAGCGCACCCACGACGCGCGAGTAGTCGGGACAGTCACAGCGTAAACTAACACCCCCGACCCCCACAGGCAGACTGATCAGAGCGTTATTCAGATGCGTTTCTAGCTCTAGATGAATGAAGAATTGCACCGCTGTATCTGCGGGTAACTCGATCTCAGCCTCTACCTGATATGTTCCCGCCGCACCCCCAGGTAGTTGCAACGTGCCAGCCGTCTCACCGTTGTACTGCCATTCAACCGACGAAGCCACATCACTAGCAAACTCAATCACGTAACTAGCCGCGATCGTCACCGTTTGAGATTCGCTGAAGGTTAGGACGTTGCTCTCCCACTCACCACCCGCGAGAGCGCCAGGAAGCGGCGGCAAGCCAGGATCGTAGGTATATGTAGGATTTGGGTCAGTCGGTGAGGGAGACGTACCACTAATCAGCTTGAGGCTATAGGTGAAGTAGCGATACTCAGTAAAGCTGACCGAATTTCCTTGTGCCGGGATTGCTTCAGGCGGCAAGTCACCGGGAGGGAAGTAGGGTCCGACACCATTAACAGAGCGAAAGTTATTGAGAATCGGATCAACATCAAAGTAGTAAATCGTAGTGTTGCTAGATTCCTCGTAAACCGTGCGAATCGTGAGATCATAGCCTGCCTCAGACGGCGAATCAAACATCCGGAACGGCGGAAAGACACCCGTTGAAGCGGGGAATAGCTGCACTTTCTGACCGTCCTGATACTGGTAAGTGGGACCGTTGTATTGAGTTGTGTTGATCTCCCATACGCGAACAGTAGCCCCAGGCGGAGCGGGACCAGTCGGCAGCACAGGCGGCGACGGTAGCAGGGTCATCATGCCCCCCGGCTCACCCTCCCTCACACCCGTAGCCGCGAAGCTGAAAGCTGGATGCTCAAACGCCCAGCTACCCACAGCAGGCGGATTGCCATTGACAACTACCGCGCCGTCGATCGTCAACTGTGCCCCCTCTAGCTGCACGGTCCAGTAGTCGCGCGGCGATCGGTCACTGGAGTAGCGAAAGAGCAGCCGATCGCTCAACTCAAATACTGCTTGACCCTTGCCCTTGATCACATCTGTAGACAACTGTATGCCGTCCCCTGTCTGCACAAACGAGGGACCCGCAACCGCCAACTCTACAGCCTTGGAGTAGCGCAACGCTTGGGACTTATACCGCGCCGTCTGTTCTGGGGTGTAGTCAGGCGAGTGCCCAGGCGCGCGCCCCCGTATGCCAGCATTCGACCGTGTTACACCGCGAGGCTTACGAGGCTTCACCCATTCACCCCTTAGCTGAATTGGTACTGTCCACCATGCGCCGATACCCGCAGAGCCACACCGGAGGCAACCCCCAGAGCCGCGAACAACTGATCACCAGGCGAGAGCAGCAGTCCAAACGAGCCTGTAGGTGTCAACACATCGGGAAGCTGCACCGCTGTACGAGGAATGGCCACAGTATCACTTGACCCAGCGACGGCGGCGATCGACGTTTCTAGAATGAGGCTAGGGACTGTTGCACCTGTAGCCAGTCGAAACAGCCGCAACGTATTAGCCGTAAAATTCCCCGAAGGAATCGCCCAGACCGAGTAAAGCAGAAAGCCCGACTCTGAAGCCGTGCCCAGTAGCACCCCGTTACCTGTGACACCATCACGGCTCAATGCTTGGGTAGTGAGTGAAGCGGTCCACAGCGCAGGTTTTTCAACAAAGATCGGCGTTTTATTGACTGCCATTACGCGAAATATAAATAAAGGTCAGTGCCCAGCGTTAAATTAATGGTGATCTCGACAGGCGCGGGGATTTGCGGATCGGTGATGGTATCGCTGTAAATCCGATAGTCGTCTAGCTCTGGATCGTTCCAGTTTCTAACCCCCACATCCCGCGCTAACGCATCACAATCGCGCTTGTATGCCCGTAGTCGCTTCTCTAGCCGCTCTTGAGTATAGAGAACGTCTGTCCGGTTAACATCACCCAGCAAAATGCGCTTGGAGGCGATGCCAGAGCTTTGCTCATCGGTTTCGGTTTCTGCCAGGGAGCGATCGCACCGCGCTAGCTTATCGACAATCTTCCCGACCGTGAAAGAGTCTGCAATACGGGTCATACGCAACTCTAAAAGCGCACGATCGCCCGTAGGCACCGACTCGTTATAGCCCAAGTGATGCCTTACCCGCGATTTATCTAAGTCTGATAGGGAAGACATTAATTGATCGTGGCATCCTTACCGCGCTTGCTCTTGAGCAATGAATTAGCGATCTCTACCGTTGCAGCATCGCCATCCAAAAGTTGCACCTGTTGAGGCATCAAGATCTCGCGCTCAACCTCGTAGCCGATCACCGAATCACCCGATGGCGTACGGATTTCAGACGCTTCGACTTCCTGACCTTTGTAGATTAGTTTCATAGTGTCCTTAGATAGAGCCAGCAACTACGCCAGCCGCTTTGTAAGCCTGTTCTTTGCTGCGAAGTGCCCCACCTTGAGGGAGCGCACGTTTACGCTTGAGGAAAAGCACCTGACAATCGGCGTAGATGGTCCCCGAAACAGCCGCAAACGTACCCGCTGCGACGTTAGCCCCATCCGTTGAGAACAGAGCAAACGTTGTGTTAGCTGTGATCGCTACGCTTGTACCAGGCACCGACGCAGACACCGGACCTTGAGCAGCATAGGCAAACGGAGACGCACCCGATACCAGCGAACTAGCCGCCGTTGGTCCCGCCGCAGTCGTAGCCAGTGGTGCCAGCTTCAGCACACGGTTGGCAGCATCAGCCACCACACCCGCAGGCAAGAAGAAACTGCAATAGGTAATGTAACTAGGGTCAGCCACGCTAGCCGGGACGGTAAACGGTTGCCCATTAATGTCTGTGATCACAGCGGTACCCGATGCGACCGAAATCGCAGCAGAGCCGTAGATCCCAAACGCTGTAAAGCCTAGAGAGAGGTTTTCTACGCCAGCCAGGAGAGCCGCGCGATTATCTGTAAAATTGCCTGAAAGTGCCATAGGTCTAGGGTGTGGGGAGTAGGAAGTAGGAAGTAGTCAATTAGCTAGTCATTAAGGCTTAATGACTAGCCCAGAGCAGGCACTACAGGATCGGCGCGAAGGTCCGAGCCTCTACACAAGTGCCGGAACTATCATCATCATCGAGCAGGTAGACGATATCGCCCCACCATGACCAGATGAAGTGATAATGTCTGTTGAAATCGGTTTGGCTGTCAACTTCTACAACTGGACCACGACCACCGGAGCCGATGCCGATCGCGCCTGGACCTGTGAAGATCCCAAGCCGAGCGGTTAAGCCGTTAACTGTTCTGGTAGGTAAGTTGTTGCTGGGATACAAGGTAAAACCGTTGTACACGATCGGCGGCAAGCCTTGCTCTCCCTGCATCGGCATACCCGTTATTTGTTGCCCAATGCTTTGCGGTCCATAGCTCTGGTAGGTCTGAGTTACGGGTTGTGTACCGCTTTGGATGATGGCGCGCGCGAAATTCTTGAAATCCTCATCCTGTAAAAGGTGAGTCAGCATTTCCTCAGAAATCGCACCGTGATAGGTGCCATCTTGGAATCTAGGCGTATTCGTGATCGCCAACTTATAGCGGATATTCGTTAGGTCGTTGCTGGTGAACTTGTCAGTAACGAGCGTAGCGTTATCTAACTTGTTGCCACTGTTGTACTTGTAGCTGGTGGACATAGCCTCTAGATAGTGGATACGGTCCCACCATCTTTGGAAATCGTCAGCGAGGTTAGCTGATCCAATCGACTCATGAAACTTCGTCATGCCGTACTGAAAAAGCTGTTGCCTCGCGAACAACATATCTTCCTTCGTTAAATGAAGGGTTGAAGGGTTCCCGAAAGCGTCAGACGGTCCGGTATGTTCGTGAATGGCGATCGTTTTTGTAGTCTTGGTTAGCCCTTCACTGTTAGCGGTCCCAACGATTTGCGTTTTATCGCGCCGTCTTGCGTTTTTGGTCAGACCCTTTTCCCCCCAGGGTTTGAACCTGTCTAATTGCACCTGTTTGGTACGTGCCGCCTGATAGTCATGGACTACGGCAGGCTGAAACACTTTCATCGCACTATAGGCAGGCGCGAATCTCATAAGGTTCCGACCGAGTAAGCCGGGAACCGCATCATCAACAAATAAAGGCATCTTTCTGTACGGGTAGGAGAGAGTGAGTAGTTGAGCAAGCGTTGATTGTTACACGGTCAAACAGTCTAGTAATCGCCTCTGATAAACGTCCCCGCCAACTGCCGATAGACTTCATCAGGAATCGCATCATAAGCAGCTTGGATCGCGCCCATGTTGTCGATTGGATTACCAGCGGCAACGACTTGCTGTAGCTGGTTGTAGTAATCCTCTAGCGATGGCGTTTGTTGAGACTGACCAGGCGCGCCACCTGGAAACGATTGGCGTTGTACTGCTGGATTGTTTGGATCGTTGTTCACGTTGTTATTATTCCCATTACTATCGAGAGCCGCTAAGAACTCGGCGCGCTGAGTTGGATCAGTCAGGACCGCCGTAAGAGCCGCTATTTGCTCTTGTTGCTGTACATACTCACGGTTAAGCGTTACCAAGTCCAAGCCCTGATCGCGCAAGTAGTTCTCGTCTAGTGGAAAGCCGTTCTCATCTACTGCTGGCTCACTACTAGAAGATTGATTTGATGCCGTTGAGGATTGGGGATCTGTTGGGGTCGAAGAAGCCGCCGAATCCACCGGAGCCGCCGCCGTTGACTGTACTTCCCTCGGTTGGGAGTTCCAGAGGTTCCCTAACTGCTGCTGTGCCCAAGCCGTCCACCCCGTCGAGTTGTTGCTGCTGGAGTCGCTCGAAGGTTGCGAGGGCTGCTGCAATGGCGCTGTTTGGATCGACTGATCCGGGGCTATCGTTGTCGGGTTCGGGGTTGAATTGCTGTCCATAGTTGAGATTGTTGATGATAAAGGGCAGTAGGAGAGAGGAAAGCGGTAAACCTGTCGCGGGGTCTGTGATCGGGAGTTGAGTCAGTGGATCAAGCGCGCTATTGAGCTTAGTGAGCATATCGATCGCCGTCGATAGATAGTCAGATGGAAAGCCACCATCCCCGACCATCACATCAAGCTCTGAATCTGACTTGCCAGGGAACGTATATTTGAGAGCCTCCTTAGCGCTGACACCGACAAACTTCATCAAGTTACGAGCCGAAATCGTCCGTAAATTAATATCGTTTGTGGATTCTACGAAAACAGGCGCAGCCCTCCAGTTGACCGTACGATCGCCCAAATCTGGTAAGCCTATAGTTCCCCCGCTTGCCAGGAAAAGCATTTCCTCTGCATAGAGAGCCATTTCAAGGATTTCGCACACCCCCAGCGTATAGAGTGCAGATTGTTTTTCGGCAGCCGTAGCCATGACCTCGCCATACACGATCGTTGTCTCTGTCGCTGTGTTGATGGACCGCTCCAGCATTCCGCCCATGCTCTTGCGGAGCTTCGATTCGTACTCATCGGCAAAATTCAGCAGATCAGCAGGCACAGGGTTAACGTCCAACTGCGAGAACATTTCGCCTTCATCAATCCCCCCGATTACTTTCTTGAGACGGCGGTTGCGACGAGTGCGACCAGGCGCGGCGGCGGTTGATACGGCTCCAGCCGGACGAAACCCAGAGGCAAACGCTACGCCGGATTGATGGAGCGGATCACCCCCGGTACACTCAGAGACTTCTGTAGCATCGCGCGAAGTCAGTAGCGGCGAATGGCAGTAGAAATCAACGTTATCAACGATCGCCGTAACCATATCATCGTGAGCCTCAATCTTTGAAGCCAATTCTTCAAAGTCCGATACCCCCTCTTTCTCGCTGGCAGGCACAGGGTTCAGCACTTCAATGCAGGGAATGAAACCGAGGCTATTGGCAACCGGAGGAAAAACTTCTGTACTTTTGTATTCCTGGTTAAACTCTGGCTTGGCATCGCCTTCCTGCTTCTCAATCCATTGAGCCGTCAATCTCAATTTGACCCAGCGATCGCGCTCTTGCGGTCCGTCCTGTTTCTTATAGCTGTAGATGATGATCACGGACTCTAGATCGCCATCGGCATTGTAGTAGGCGCGATAACTCTCATGGTTATAGTCATGGATTCTGTAGCCATCCTTGACCGAGCGGAGGTATAAGAGCAGCTTGCCGCCCTTGATCAGCCGCACCAACATGGCTTTAATCCGCACCTTGAGGCGATTCTTACGGACCAGCCGATCGAGGAAGGTTTTTCTCACGCCCCCTTGATCAGTTTGGCTGACAAATTCCACACCACCCGCGCGCGCAAAAGTGGTCATCTGTTGCAGATGATTATGGACGACGAGGCTTTCGCCCTGACCCGCTAGAATTTCTGGTAATGTTGCCATGTTTCCAGAATGCCCAAGCAGTCACAGACGATCCCACACCCCAGAACAGACGAGTTCACGCTACTAATCAAGCTGCGCGGCGATCGGGTATGGCATACAGTCTCTAACCCAACTTGGCACCCACCACACCACGAAGGACACGCGGCGGCAATGCTCAAAAATTGGAGCGTGGAATACGTCGAATGGTGCAATGGCGGCGCGATCCATCGTGTGATCCGTACAGGACACCTTAAGGCTTACAAAGTGGAGTAGTTGTTACACGGTCGGAGTGCCAGGGTAGAGAATCGCAAACACCCGCAACCACAGGCGATCGATGTCATCAAAGGTCAGCGCTCGTAGCTGATTGCCAAAGGAAAAATGACCGTGAGCCACAACCAGATCCGGCAGTCGATCCGGCGACGTTGTACCGCTTCCCATGATGACTAAAAGCAGTTTTAGCTGTGATTCCGTCAAAGTCTCGAACGTCATACCAAACCCTTGCGGCTTGTCACGATCTTTAGGAATTGGATGCCGACCCCTCAGACTCAGACCAGGCGGCGGCTTCTTGCGGAGTGCCATCAAATTCCCCGGCGATCGTGCGCTGTGCTAATTCAGTTAACCCAACCTCACGCAAATCATTAACTAACTGGACGCAGGGAAACGGTAAATCACTTTTGTAGTCATCGTAATACCCCGCTCTAGCACGTTCAATCATCTCGGTAGGCGCGGCGGCGGCTTCAAGCGCGGCGGCGAGTCGTTCCGTTGTGGGTTGTTCAGTCATGGTCTACCTGCTTCGCTATTTTGCCGGAACCGTTGCAACGTAGGCAGGCGCGAGGACGGACGAAGCCCGCAGTTACGGCGATCGCTGACTGTAGCGGCAACTCTGCCCAATACTTCCAGGGTGTCTGATCGTCGTCGTTAGCAACGCGACCACAGCCAGCGCAACTAGGGCAATCGTTTGTAGTCGCTGGTTCAGTCATCGCAGTAAATCGACCTCTTTCACAGCTAATAAATCACCGTTAGGCAGTTTAACAGTGCAGATCCCGGTCTGATAATTGGCATACATCAGCACTACAGGCACCGCTACGGACTCTACAGAGCCGTCTTTGCCGTAGTTCAACATAATCAGTTTCATCGTCTTGGTTGGGTGTTTTAGCGTTAATTAGGGTTGCGAAAAATCCGCGCCCTGTCGATATGTCTGTTGGCTTGCTGCTGAGATGACCCAAAAAACCTTTAAGCATCATCAACCCAGGTTGCCCTTACAGCCTCATCATATAGCCGTGCTTTCTCACGTAGTTCATCCTCGATCGCCATCTCAGCGATCGCCCCAGCATAGTAAGCATTGTGCAGTAGTAGGCGCACGATTGGCGACAGATGCAGCGACGGCGGCAGCGCGGCAGCTTCGTAGAGTAGCCAGTAGTCTAATAGACGCATAGAAGCGCAGTCTCACCCTCTACGCTGTGGTTAATGGTCGTCTGCTGCGACGTTGCAAGCGCGCGATCGCCATCTCACAACCATCGCTCAAGTCATCATGCTCTAAGTCTAGTCGCAACAGTTGACTTACCAACCGCCCACACTTGGCAGTACGAGAGAACCGCACGATATTGTTAGAGAACACCCCGCTAATGCCCTCTAGTCTGCTGTCCTTATCGCCTTTAGGCGTAACCATCTCGCAGCCGAACCCAGAGAGCCGCCGCCGCGTCATTTCTACCTTCCAATCACCCTCAAAGCTGGATTGATAGGCAACTTTCTCAACGATCACCTTGAAATTGCCCCACTTCTTACGCAACTCACAGATCCGCTTGATCTTCTCAACGTTGCCCACCGCGCGAAATTCTAGAACTTCCACCACATAGAACAAGTCACCCTTACGACCCACCAACACCATAGCGGTGTAGTCTGCCCTGGTCTTCTCACTGGCTGCGAGGTCAACCCCTAGCACCAGTTCATCAAACGTGGTCGGGCATTCGTCATACACAATCCACTCAGGACGGATGATCGCATTTTCGGAGTTATCAGGCAGCTTGTTTTGATATTGGAAGCAGAAGATCAGCGGTTTTCTGTCTCTAATCTTCTGAAGTGACTCAAGCCCAAACCGTGCCGCCCAGTAAGAGCGCTCATTACCCCGCTCATCAACCTCGATCGCTGACTGCTGCACGACTTCCCAACCGTTAGAGCCGATAAATTCAGTTGCATGAATGTCATCCGGTCTAAACCGCGTACCGATGGACACGACGCGACCGCCGGGGATGAGCGTAGGCTCAAGTACCTCGGAATAGTTACAGAGCATCTTCTCGCGCGTGTCAGGGTTAGCGATCGCCGCGCTGGATTTAATCAAGTCATCACAGATGATCAGGCTAGAACGGCGGCTAGTAATGGCTCCCTGACAGCCCACCGCGTAAAATGTATAGTCAGAGTCAAGCGATGTAACTCCGGCGTATTCTTTATCAATTTCCCAGTCTCGATCACTCCAACGCTGACCGGGACGGATGGAGGGAAAGACTTGCTGATACTGCTTAGAGGCAACGATCCGCTTAATCATGCGGGACTGCTTCAGCGCTACTGATTCGGAGTAGCCCACGTAAATGATTTGAATATGCGGATTCAGCCCGATCGCAAACGCGGCGTAGAGTGCTAACCATGTCGATTTAGCAGAGCCGCGCGGAGCCAGGATCGAAAGGTTTCCCCCCGCGATTTCATTAAGCTCAGATGAGGACTCACCCGTGACTAAGTAAGGGAACCAGCTAGAGTGATGAGCCGCAGGCACCTTATTAACCACATACGCCCCAAACGCCCCTAAATCTTGCCGCGCTAAGAGAGCCTCGGGAGTAGCCGGAGCGGGTTCATTTTTGCGGTTCTTGGCGCGGTACTTGGCGCGCGATGAGGTACGTACAGGCATGGGAAATTCTAGAAATTCTGATACTTCTAGCCTGTCCGTTGCCGAGTCTTAAAACGACCGAAACGCTACTACTTTTTATGTAAAGGGTTGATGTTGTACGGAGAAGCCTAAGACGATTCCCGCGCCCATGTGGAATGAAGGTTGCTAGTGGTGCAAGCGCTCCCCACCCCCCTAACCCCCCGAGTGGGGGAACCGGAGCCGGAGTTAACCGTTAACTTCTTGCTCTAGTTGGGCAATGGCGGCATCACAGAAATCTCGCAAGTGTGTAGCCTGTGGGCTGTCTTCTGAGAGGTTGCGGAGAATTTCAGCCAACCGATAGCCCCCGGCAAGCTCTAAACCCTTGCGATCGCGCGTTACTTTCCAATCTTGCAGCGTCTTGGCGCAAGTCCTCATTTCCTTGAGCAAGCCGCCCACTGTCATCATTAGATCGCCAGCGCTGGCAGAAGCGAGGCGCGACTCATCGCAATGCTGCATCAAGGTATTAGTCAGCTTCACAGCGATACTCATGCTCATTTGCAGCGCCTGGAACGGTTCAACCCCCGTATACGACAGGGTTAACCCGTTAATGATTTTTGCCTCTTCCCCCACAGGATAATTAGCAGTAAACCAACTCTGTACAGCGCTGTGGCTGACTGTATGACCCAACTCTTTCAACCTGCCCTGAATATCGCTATAGGTCGGGTTAAAACGGCAGAGGTGATCAAAGTCTGCCAGATCTTCAGCGGTCATCTGTGATCGGGCTTTATCAATGTCAAACTGTGGCGATTTTTGAGGCACTATCCTAACTCCGCTCTTGCTCCAGCTACGTTTAGTTTGCCCAAATTACCAGGGGCAGACTTGAACAACGCCAACGCGCGCGCGGCAGAGTCTTTCTTGCGTCTCTCTTCCAACTCACTACCATCTTTTTGCAGATCCCGCTTGCCCTGAATGCCAACCGCCAGCGCTCGATCCGCCTGATTGAGTCGATCAGCCTGAATCGTGCGTTGTGACTGGTAGCCGTCCCCTTGCGCCTTACGTGCCAGGTTCATTTGTGTAACCATATCGTTCGTTTTAGCGGCGAGTTGTGTGGCGGTCATACGCTCGGTTGATTGGATGCGATCGGTTTGCATCGCACGATCACCCCCCTGCCGTTGCTGTAGCTGCTGCAACTGTGCCGCTAGCTGTGCCCCGCTCATACGCTCAGACGATTGGAGCCGCTCGGTCTGGAGTGACTGAGTAGAACCCGCCGCCGCCTGTTGCCGTTGCATTTGAGCCGCCAGAGCCGCCGCCTGTAGCTGTGCTTGTGATTGTGCCCCCGCCGATGGAGCCGCCCCACCTGGAGCCGGAGCCGCCCCACCCCGTTGAGCAGCGGCGATCGCTTGCTCTAGTTTGAGCTTTTCAAGTTGATTCAATAGCTCGTTATTAGCCATTTTGCTCTGATTTGGGGCAGCGGCTTGCATAACGGTTGTGGTACGCGGTCCACCGATCAGCCCAGGCGTTTGAAAGGTTGCCATCTTAATAAACTCCCAATGAACGTAATTTTGCTACCCGATTCTTTTCACTATCTGACTCAGCGCGCGCGCGATCGCGGTTCATATTGCTCATGTAGGAAGCCAGAGCCTTAGACCCCTCAGACGTTGCCTTACTCTCAGCTTCAGAAGACTTGATCGCGGCTACCCTAACCGTTGCATCAGCTTTGTAGCGCGTCCCCTCTAGCACTCGATCCGCACCGTACGCCTTACCGTCTGCATTGGCTCTAGCCGCCCCTACCTGCCCACCCGCGCGAATGGTGGCAACGTTGGCAGCGCCGGACTGTTTCACTCCCTCTTGGGCAATTTTCAGCCCCCCGGTAATCTTGGCTGAATCAAGTTTGCCAGCGTAGCCGCGATCGGCTTTGTATGCGTCCCCTTGCAGCTTACGATCAGCCGTGTACGTTGTGCCCTGTAGTTTAGTGTCAGCCGTGTAGACCGTGCCCTGAAGCTTACGATCAGCCGTGTACGTTGTGCCCTGGAGCCGCCGCCCAGAGGTTAGATCGGCTACCTGTAACTTGCCCTGATTCTGCAAGCCGATGCCAGCAATTTTGTAACGCCCCTCTAGATCGGTGTTCTGGAGCTTGCCCTTATTTTGCTCTTGAGTATTGGCAATTTTGTAGCGTCCCTCTAGATCGGTGTTCTGGAGCTTGCCCTTATTTTGCTCTTGAGTATTGGCAATTTTGTAGCGACCGTCTAGATCGGTGTTCTGCAACCTGCCATCATTCTGTAACTTGATGCCAGCTAACTTAGTTTTGTTGCCCTCAGTGGCAATCTTCTCCTGACTGGTAATCTTGCGATCGCCCTGCCCAGCCTTCCCATACTGCATTTGAGCAATCTTCTCGCGCGTAGCGTCAGAGATGCCCCCCTTCTTGTCCTTCTCAAACTTCTGAGCATTGCCCGATTCAATCAACTTTGCAGCCACATCCTTACCCCCTTCACTAGAAACATCAGCCACAGGTCTACCGTGTGTGGAGTCACCTGTAGCCGTTTGATACGCCATCGATCCCACTGGTAGGAGCTTCGCGGCGGCTTGTTTGTCCTTCTCACCTTGAGCAAAAACAGCGTTTTTATCAGCAAACCCCTGATCCTTGATCTGCTTGCCAATCATGCGGTTAAAGAAGCCAGCAGACGGATCGCTATCATGATCGGCTGTCTCTCTGGTATCAGCCCCCGCTAGTCGAGTGTTATTCGTTTGAAACTGCTTCGTTTTTGGGTCATAGGTCCGTAACTCGTAGCTGTCACCATCGCTGACCTTGACGACCTCACCCCGCACGTTGGAGCCTGTATCGTTGGGCACTGACTTAACGGAGCCGTCTTTCTGTTTCACCAGTTTGAAGTTAGCCGAGGCTTTGAGCAGGCGATCGGTTGCATTGCTCATAGCCTGATCTGCTGCTGGTTTTTCTGCCTCTTTACGACCAGGCAGCGCGCGCATTGCTAGCCGTCCAATCGGAGTAGCAGCCAGGAATTTACTAATCGGGTCAGCTTTGCCGGATGCCTGGACCGCGCGGATCTGTTCAGCTTTGGCATCCACAGCCTTAACCGCACTGTCACCAGCCACACCCCCGACCACACCCCCGACGATGGCACCAGCCACAGCCCCCACCGGACCAAGCCGCGCACCGAGAACCGCGCCATATTGCCCCGTTGCCAGAGCAGCCGACGACGACACAGCCGTTTGTTTAGCCGCTTGCTCTACCCCTTGACCCTCGCGACGGCGGTTGGAGAAGTCGAGAGCCGTGCCCACTACGCCCAAGCCTTTCATCGCGGGACCGCGTAGCCCTTTGTTCCAGATGCTTGCTACCCCTGTGGCTGTAGCCGTACCCGCAGCCGCGCCCAATGGCGTAACCGAGAAACCTGCTAGACGCGCTTCAGGACCATTGATCCCGTTAGCGTTAGCCTTGAGGACTCCGAAGCCCCCAACGTCGATCGTTCCCGCAGGCATCGGACCGTTAGCACCCCCACCCTTGAGATATTGGCTATAGCGCTTGTAGTCTGCCTGGTTAACGTCTGGACGCTCTTTACTGAATTGATCGAAGGGCAGCAGGTTGCCATTCCGACCGAAGACATAACGCCCTAATAGCTCTTTCGCATAGCCACCCACCCCCGGCGCGATTTTGGTCTTATCGGTATCACTGACCGGATAAGCCGCGCTCATGCCCTTGGGTCGAAACGCTTGCCCAGGATTCAATAGATCGAACTGGTTGGAGGTTTGCCCCAGCGCTTGAATCCCCGCAAAGCTGGCAGCCGCACCGCCAACCTTATTACCCCCGGCTAACTTCTCAAACCCCGCACCCGCGACGGCGAGAGGATGGTTATAGCGCCAATATTGGTTACGTGAGGCATCCGAGGCGATATCACCAGCCGCACGACCAGCGGCAAACTTGAGTCGATCGCCCAGCCCCATACCTGCCGTTTGTTCTGGGGTACGTTTGAAAAAGCTCTGTTTCTGGGTTGCTTCTGTACCCGCTGAAACTGCAAACCCTTCCTTAAATGCCCCCTTCTGCCTTCTGCCTTCTGCCCTCTGCCCTACTTGCACAGGCGCAGGCGTATCGGGATTAGTCGGGAAGGACGGACCCACCAACGGCGGCAGCGGCTTACCCTGTAGCGTCAACATTTCCCCAGTCTTGGGATCGGCGGCGACTTGCCAGGGTAGCCCCGTTTGTGATGGTCCCTTGATTTCATAGCCCAGAGCCTTAGTCATCGGGGAGAGCTTGGCAGACCCAGAATCCCCCGCGAAGCCCCCCGCAGGCGCTTTGTTTAGAGCGATGTTGAACTCAAGGTTACGCGACGGAGCCGACGCAGGCGCACCCACACGCGGCGGCTGATTGATCCTGAAGCTATCGAGTGATAGACCAGCCTCACCTAAGACCTCTGTGGACTGTGGCAGCTTGACCGCTTGGGGGTTGTTGCCAGAGAGCCGCGCCCCTTGCTGCATGGTGCCGCTGTAGACTTCCCCACCACCGCGAGAGCCGAAGAGTGTTTGTCCTAACTGTTTTACTGAGTCGAACTTGCTCTGTAGCCCAGACCGTTGCACTTCAGCGCGGAACTGATCGGGAGTCCAGAACCCCTTTTTAACGTTATCGACCAGCGCGCCGAGCTTGACCATAGCCGGATTCTGTGACTTCACAGGCGTATTGCTGCTACCCAGTCCAACATATTCCCCGCGCTGGTTCAGCCGTGCCCGTTCACTAGGGGAGAAAAGGCGATCGCCTGCCTGCTCAGTGAGCTTGGTTGGTTTCGTTGTGGGTGCATTCGGGTTGTATGTAGTAACGGTAGTATCGGGACTCTCTGACCGTGTAACATTCTGCTTGAGCTTACCCGATAACCCCAAACCGCTACTATCCCCAGCGATGCCCGTTGTGGTAAGCGCCTGGTTGAGATTGCGATCGCTCGATAGCGTCATATTCCCAGCACCCGCTCTAGCAGGTTGATTCACCCTAAAGGAATCTTCAAAGACCCCATCCCGCACCACCGCGCTCGAACGTGGGGCACCTGTGGCAACGTCGCGCGGCGTTAGTGTCTGCTGCTTGAGCCGGAACCCAGAACTCACAACGTCAGCAGACGGAGCAGGCGCGGGAGGTTGACCACCATAAACATAATCTAGGGACATACCCGTTTTCACAGGTTGAAACCCTTTTTTAGCCAGCCGTCCACCAAATTCTTCATTAAGAACGTTGCCCACCTTTGTTGTATGTGGGTTGTTCTGCAAAATGTAGTCAATGGCAGCGGAACCAGACCCGCGAGGCAACGAGCCGCCTTGAGTGACGATGTTATCGACCGTTACGACTGGCTTACCCGCATTGAATGAGCGGCTGATCTCGATCTTCCCTTGCCCGGGCACATCAACCCGAAATTTAGGTTGAGCCGTTTGCATGAACTCGGGAAAACCCTGTTTAAGCTCACCCATGAAATCACGTTGATGCCCTGTTAGCTGATCGAGCTTCCCATAAGCCTCTCTAGCCTTCTGAGCATAAGGATCACCGCCAATCGAAGGAATATTCTGCCGTCCTTGCTCGAAAGTTTTGCCAAGTTGTAGCGCGGCAGCATTACGACGACCAGGCGACGACGCGGCGTTGAAGGACTCGTAAGCCTGGTTAAATTTCTGTTGCCCCTTCAAATCCAGACCACCTAGAACCCCATCATAAAGGGATTCGCTAGCTGTCAGCGCTTGAGCGATTTGAGTATGACGCGCGATCGCCGCGCGGGTTTGAGCTACCCGGGGGTTAGATGGAGTAGCGGCAGGCGCGGGAGGTTGACCGTAAACCCCCGGTGTGATGGACTTGAACGGCTGTCGCGGGTTAGGCACAATATCGGTGATCGCCTGGTTCAGTTTCGCTTTTTCGGCAGGATCAGAAAGGTAAGCAACAGGATCACCATCACCCCACCGATCAGCCATAGCCGTAGAGTATTGAGCGGTATTAGCTAAACCCTTTTTATTCCAGGGATACAGCCGATTCATTGCACCATAAGAAACTGTCTCAGCCCCAGTCTCAGCGATTGTGAAAGGCGTATTGTCATAAACATCTAGATCGGTATGACGAAGAAGCGTATGCCCTAATTCATGCGCCAGAGTGCTAGCCCTTTCATATGGAGGACGGTTTGAAGCCAGCGCAATATCCATATTTGCGCCTAGTCCTTTTTGCTGTCTCGGATGTAGAGCCAGCCCGTTAGTCTCCCCCCCTCTTGCCCACATATCAATGTAAGCTTGAGCTTCGGGACCATCACCCACCCGTAGCGGTCTGCCGCCCTGATACCCAGCCTTTTCACCGATCGCCGCGCTTTCTGTCCGTCCCTTGAGCCATTGATACGCCTTCTCGCTACCTTGAGGCAGAAAGCCAGCTTTGCCCGAAGGATTCTGAATCTCAGCCGCAACTTGACCCACCGGATCGGCTGACGGCGTAATTTTGGCTTTCAACTCTGCCTGATTTGCCGATCGTGCAGCCCGTTGATCGCCTGGAGTGAAGCGCACACCCCGACCATACGTATCCTGGTTGCCGAGCATGATCCGAGCAGGAGCAGGAGCAGGCTTAACAGCGGCGGCTTTCATGTACGCGCGCGGCTCAACCACTGGAGTAGCTGTAACGTTAATCGTTTGTTGCCCTGCCGCCTTTGCAGGCGCTGGACCCCCAAAAATATCAGGCACCATCGCTCTGAATGGTTTGCGCGCCCCTGGTGCAATCGACTCGATCGCGCTGTTGATGCGAGTCTGTACGCTCTTTTGCCCGAGATGAGCAGCCGGATCGACAGCCTGATCGCTGTACTGCTGCTGTGAATCAAGCGCGTATTGTGCCGCTATTTTGGTTGGTTGTTTCTGCCAGGGATAGATCCGATTCTGTACCCCGTAGGCAATCGTTTGAGCTTCAGTCTCAGCCGCACCCGCAGCAATCCCAAAAGCCGGAGAACTAGGATCAACGTGCCCCGCGCGCTTGTGCCCTAGCTCATGCACCAACGTATCGAACTTTGAAAAAGAGCTATCCCCATCTTGCGGGTTGAGCACAATATCAACGCCGTAACGCTTGGCATAGTCAGGCGGCAGCGCGACACCCGCACCCATCGCAGGCATATCCGGATCGTTCAGCAGACTATCGACAAACAGCTTACCCGCTACCAGTGGATCGTTAGAGATGCGCGTCCCTTGCTTCTCAGCGTGTCCCTTGATTGCCTTGTAGTAGCGGTCAAAATTGCCGCGCGGTTGCTCAAATGGCTCATCACCAAACCCCGATCCATGAGTCGAAGGGTGATAAACCTCCCCCATATCTTCAGCCATGAGGGATTGCCATTCAGTCATTTTATTGACCTCACCGATCACCGCCGCCGTAGGGTTAGCCGCTGGAGTGACGAGCTTCTTCAGTGCCGCCTGATTCCCCGATCGTGCACTTGCCTGATCCCCCGGCGTAAAACGTGCCCCGCCGCCGTACGTGCCCCGGTTGCCGTTGTTGATCCGCGCTACTTTTGGTTTTGCCATACTTTTAGAGCCGATTTGCCCCGCAAAAAATTCGCTACCTCTCGATAGGTTTCCCGTATTGCTGCTGAGACACCCCAAAAAACCTTTGGGCACCATGTCTATGTCACTCTACGCCTGACCCTGCCATGCTTCCCCTCACTGACCTGACAGACGACGACTACTCAGCGATCGCCCACTTACAACACGCAAGACTGCAACAGTACTACCCCGCACTCCAGCAGGCGGCATTCCTCACCCGCGCTGATGCAACGTTGACGATCATCTGCGACACCACAGCGATCGCTGACCTCGCAGAAGATTGGCAAACCTTTAATGACTTCGCCTACTTGCTCACTGGCTGTAACGCGGTCACGTTCTACGTTGGCGGTCAGGCTGTTCTCACCCAGATTAGGAATGTAGACTTAGGGCATAGCGTTAGTGGAACTACTATGACAATCGCAGAACTAGAGACGGCAGCGGCGACGAGCAACGGCGTAACGGCAGTAGCGCGGCAGGACTTAAATCAACTGCTGCAAGCACTGGCTGACGAGATTTACTATCGCGCGCTAGCAAGGTTTGAATCGTCCCCGCAGATGGTTAACTATGGCTACAGGCAACAGGCAGCGCTTACCCCAGAACAGCCCCCCGTAGTTGTCGCAGCCCCCGCAGTTGAGACACCCCCTACGATCGAAGCAGCCGCACCCGGGAAGTTACCACAGGTACGGCTACGAGCGATTTACACACCCACCGAATCGAATTTTACTCAGAGCAGCAAGCGGTATCTCAAGGCAGTAGACCCGACCGGAGACGCAGCGCGCGCGTTGAAGGAGATTGTTGCCAAGACTCCAACGGGATTGGCACATTTAGCCAGAGCCGCGAAGCCTTACCCAGACCCAGAGAAGGCGAAGGACCGACTCTATAAGGGATTCTGTAAGGTTGCCGAGGAAAGAGGGCTAGCCATCGAAGTAGCCGCACAATAGAGGCATAACAACTCTATGCGAAAGGGGCAGCTAGTAATAGTTGCCCCTCTTCTTTTAGCCGTAACTATGCCCCACCGTTGGCAGCGATCGGGCACGAAGCCGGAGCGCATAGCCCTCTGTTTGGAGTGCCTGCTTCCAAAGGACGGCGGCGGCAGGCAGCGCGGCGGCGGCTTGTTCAATGGCATTTGCCCAGGTAATGAGCGAGACGGCATCGCGCAGAGTGGGCAGTTGTGCATCTAACCAGGCGATCGCCTCAGTGAGGGAGAATGCCGTTAGCGTTTGGGTTGCCATTAACTTAGCGATCGTGTGCTGTGCAGCGGCGATCGTCGCGGTATCGAGGATTATGAGTTGATGAGCGGTTTGAGTCTGCATTATTTTGTAGCGCTGATCGGCGCGGCGATGCGGTCAGGTTTGTCATAAGTGATCGTGAGCAGCGATGAGGCGAGGCTGATAGCGATCGCGCAGGCTACAGCCATCGCAATTTGACGACCAGCGAGGAACCCAGACGGAGATGCTTTACTTTGCTCACGGATGCTAGTAAGCCCCTGTGAAAGGTCGATTTCTAGACGGTCTACCCGTTGTTTGAGTAGTGCCGCTTCGACCTGATGACGGTTGGTAGATGCCCCGATTTCTCGAAAATTGCTTTCGGTTTGGCGTTGTTCAGCGCGACATTCGGCGGTTTGTTGCTGTAGCCGCGCCTGGAGTTGACCGAGCGTAGTGAAGAGTTGGGAGTCTTGTTGATCGTTCATGTGATACCTAGAAGCTATCTCTATGATCGGCGGCGAGACGCTTACAGGCATTGGGAAAACCGCGCTATAGGATACCTAAAGCTGTGTTGTTTGGGTGTGGATTTCATGCAGATTTGCCCTGACTGCGTGAAGATCGAGTAAATTACGTGCGAGTTGTTCGATTAGCTCAGACCGCGACAGGGAGAGTCTAGCAGCGAGTTGATCCAGCGCGATTTTACCCGTTGGTGTCATGCTCAGGATGACTTGCAACGATTTTGTCTCGTCGTAGAGTTCCCCATGATTTCGCTGGCTTTTTTTGCCGAGTCTGCCCATAAGATGAAGGGGTAAAGTGATGCTATCTAGAAGCCCGACCTGCCGCTAACTCTCCTTGTAGCGGCTTTTTTGTGCTTCATTCTAGGTGATATAGGATAGCTAAAGCCTCAGTCTGCAATGTTTCTGTAACAGCCGAAGACGATTCCCGCGCCCATGTGGAATGAAGGCGGCTAGTGGTGCGAACGCTCCCCACCCCCCTAACCCCCCGAGTGGGGGAACCGGAGCCGGACAACGGAGTTAACGACGCTTCGCGGTTGGTTTGTCTTTGCCTCCGGCGGTGTTGTCAACGTTCGCCGCTCACCCCGCTGGGGGGTAACACTTGACACCCGCAGGTAAAGTAACCCGCGCCTCCTTCAGACTTCGAGGCTCGTCTTCAGTCGATGCCTGACTGTGCTGACAGATCTGGTTGCACGTTTGGAGTACCAAACGCATCGGCGTTACTCGTACGGCGCACAGCCAGCCTTAAAGCGCGGGTTTTTCTTTTCTTATCAAGTGTTAGAGAGCAACCCCTTCACGCCTCTGCACATACAAATTTTTGGAGCTTAGGACCATGTTTGAAGTTGTACTAGAAATCGTTGTTGTTATCGCAGTTCTCGCTTTCTCAGCCAGCCAGCGCGAGGCATCTGAGGACTTAGAAGGCATTGAGATTCTTGAGGAAGGATGCGCCGAGATGATTGCAGCCGCCCCCGAAATGCCCGAAATTCCAGAAGTTGCAGCAGTTCCCGCAGTTGTTGAAATTCCCGAAATTCTAGAAGTTATCGACTACACCACACTCACCATCGAGGGACTGAAGGCAGAAGGCAGAAGGCTAAAGGTTCGCGGTTGGCAGTCATGGAAGAAGCCAGAGACGGCGATCGCACGACTCACAGCGTTAGCAGCATAGGAGAAACATGATCGAGACACACAGACAGCCAGAACCAGGCGTAACGATTCTCTGGAAGTTTGCAGGATTGGGCACGATTGACAGCCTCACCTGCACGATTTACGAAGAGTACCAATGGGCTGACGGCTACCCGATGAGACTACTACTAACAACCGTTTACGCGCCTTACTCAACCATCAAGGCGTAGACGGACGGCGCGGAGTCACACGCGCTTAATAAATTGGCTCATGACGTACACCCAACCAAGAGGACAAACGAATGATCACTATCACCATCTACACCGATAACGCAGCGTTTGAAGATGCAGGCGAAGAAATCGAAACCGCGCGGATTCTCAGAGAGCTTGCTGAGTCCATCGCTAAAGGCAATAAGCCAGCCGTTGTAAGAGATTTTAACGGTAACGCAGTCGGTACGGTTGGCTACGGTCCTCAAGACTAGTAACGCAGGAGCGCGGAGCCACACGCGCGGTAGAAGTTTGCTCATGGCATACACCCAACCAAGAGGACTTAGACATGGATATTCAACCCACCCCGCAGATGATCGATCGCGCGTTAGAGGCGATCCAGGAAGAAAACGCAAACGAAGCGCCACCACCACAACAGTTTATAAACGGCTTTGAGTTTGAGCTAGAGGAAAAAGAGGCGATGGTCTGGAGTGGGCAAACGCGAAAAGGCAGGTATGGCGGCTATGAGTGGGTTTATATCGTCGTCGTCGGCTGGAGCGTCCTCAGGGTCATGACCGAAGCGCAAATCGAGCAAGCGATAGACCCAATCGACATCTACGCCGACAATCATCCACGCTGGGACGGCGACTAACAGACGAGCGCTTAACGGGGAGTTGCGCCCCCACGTACCCCAGAACGGCGGCAGTTCAAACAATCACCCAACCAAGAGGCACTGAATCATGGAAACGTTGTATAACGATCTACGAGTTACAGTCTTTCACGAACCGCAGCCCAACCGTTGCAACTACAAGTACATCATCACTAACGGCGCTTTTGCTCACATCGCTTTCAGGCGGAAAGCTAGCTTTAAGCGCTGGTTAAACGAAAGAGGCTTAAAACTAGGTCGCAAAGGTTGGCGTTTTAGAGGTCAGAGAACATTTGAAATCGAAGGAAGCTATAAAAACCTCATGATGATGGACTGTGAGGCATTTGATCGGCTGACCGCACCCACTAGCAAGGTGATGTCTAACGGTAGCTGGACACTTTGCAAAATCCTACAGGATGACGACTGCATAAAGATTGTCTATCTCAATCCAAACGTTAACCGCGCTATTTTTGACCGTCGCACAGAAGAGGCGCACGGTTAAACACTCTCAAACCCTAGCCCTACTGCACCACGCGGTAGGGCTTTTGCTGTGTGTTGGGCATACTGCCCAACCAAACCGGGCTACGCCTGCCCCAGTCCGGATCTAACGTCGCTACGCGGTTTATTTACCCTTCGGGCTGCAACGACAACAGGGACGCTGTGACAGTCGTTACAGCCCTTCAGGAGTGCTACGCTAACCTCGCCACGCAGCCAACGGGGACACCGTTACAGGCTGCTTACTCCGTGAGTGCATCACACTAGGGGCATTATCGCACAGCGAAGCTGTGCAGCCTTCCTAGTGGGGGATGCACTCACTAACCCAGTACTTCAAGCGGTTGTGCTTCGCACGTTTGTTTATGCGAGTGGGAAGAAACCCCCATAACCCGCGTTTCTTCCCCTCGCGCTCCCCATCTTCCCCGCCCCAGGTGAAAAGGCAGCGGCGGCAACCTGGAGAGGCGACCGCAAACGCTACTACTCACCCGCTAATAGCTCACCTAGCAACGCATCAAACAGTTTTACGATCTTCGCTCTTTCGCGCGGTTGCACCGTCATAGCCACCCGCCGCGCGGCGGTCCGGATGCGTTCAGCGTCGTAACGACCAGGCGCAGGCGCAGAGCCGTTAAGCGCTTGCCTAACAGCCTCTTCTACAAAGTCCCGTAACTGTGGGTTATTTTCCTTACTCTGCCAGCCGACCGCGCGCCGTAGCTCGGTATCGACAGACGCAGACAACCGCAACGCCAACGCAGGACCGCGCGGCTCCGGACCCTTTACCGAAAAGTTACCCGCATTCAGAGGTCGAGGCATAAGCTAACCGTGTAACAACTCCCTCTATTCTGGCATAAATTAACCGTGTTACGCGGTATTTATCTAGATAAAGTGAGTGTAAAGATTCCCGCTATTGCGTAGTTTGACCGTGTAACGCGGTTATACTAAAGGAGTCAACGCAACTCACCCAACCAAGAGGACTTATGACGACAAAGAAAGTTAACTGCTTCTACGCCTCAGATACGCACCGCATTATCGACATGATCAACGAGCTAACGGGTAAAACGTGGATCAATAGCGAAACCTTAGAGCAAGTGCAGCAACGGTACCCAGGCGCGGCACTCTGGGACTTAGACGAAGCGATCGAGCATATGGGAAACGCCGCGATCAGCCCACCAGAGCCAATCACTGAGGAAATCTGGCTTGAGATGCTTTATGTGATGCCCCCGATGAAGTGGCGCGGCGGCGGTGATTCTGAATCGTTCATGCTCTGCGAAGCGCAAACGATGGACATTCATAACATCTACTGCCGTATTGATGACCGCTACTACAAGCTAGTGAACCGCAAAACGATCACCCATGATGAGATTGCGAACGCTTGCAGAGCCTACGAAGCAGAGCGGAACGCGATCGCCCAGGCAGAAGCAACCGCCGCCGACGAAGCCCACGCCGCCGAATGGTACAACCTTAACCGCGAATAACCCCAGAACACCCAACCAAGAGGATTTAGACCATGTACGAAGCTAGCAGCGCACAATATACAGCCCTAGAAAAGGCGCGAGAGCATTTAGGTAGACAGTGGAAATCGAAGCTTAAAACCTTTTGGTGTCATGGCACCTATCCCGACTGCTTAAAGCCCTACCGCGCCGAGCTTCAACAACTCCGCAACTTAGGCGGCAACTACTGGCTTGATAAATTCCGCTTTGAAGACTGAGCCACACCCAGACAGCAAAACGCCGCTCACCCAACCAAGAATGAAACGGCGTTTTGCTCATGCCCCGCACATTTGAAGAATAAGGAGCAATCCCCACAATGCTATCACTAGATCCCGCCGCCGTCCCCGATGCCCAAAGCTTTGGGCAATGGCTAGACTCAATCCCCTACGAAGAACCCGCCCCGCCGCCGTTGCCGACCTGTGGACAATGCCAGCACCACCGCAGCCGCCCAGAGTTTAAGAGCCTCCTATCAGGCGCAACGGTCCCGCCGCTAGAGTATTGCACCCTAAGAGCAGGCGCAGGCATTGAGAGCCGTATCGGAGCCTTCGATCCCTACGCTCAATCGTGCCCCTTCTACGTTGAAACAGTGGAGTTTTAACCATGCACCACTTACCACGCACGATCGCCGCCTATTGCCTGCTTAAAGCCGCTTATTACTACTGGAATGCAACGACCCAGGCATTCGACCTGAAGGAGCTTGCACCGGGAACCCTAGAGCTAGCCACCAAAAGCCCCTTTAAACATATCCGCACTGACCGCGAGGACTTAGAGCCATGACTAACCCAACCAAATGGGCAGTATTAACGTTTAACCCCAAAGACGCAACCAGCGAGATCCCCGACGCGAAGCCAGAGCTAACCGTAGCCGTGACGATCGACGACGAAAAAGCGCGGCTTTACTGGCTTAAAGGCGGCTTATGTGACCTGCTAAAGAAAGGCGACACCGTAATGGTGGAATGGGTGAAAGGACGCTGGAGAATTAGCAAGACCCAGACCCCCGAACTAATGGCAGCGTTAGAGAGCCGACGCGCACCGACCGCCGCCCCCGCCGCAGCCCCCGCCGCAACGCGACCCGATAACGATAACGACATCGTAGAAATGGGAGCGATCGCCGGGAAGCTGGCAGCGATACTACCGGACTGGACAGAGCAGGCGATCGCGTCGTTAGCCTGTACCGTGTTTATCTCGCGCCGAAAGTAGATAGAATCGCGCTTAACGGGAGTAGCGCCCCAGTACACCCAACCAAGAAAAGCCATGCTATACCCACACATCGACTTGACCCAACGACTCGTAGAAGCGCGATACAGACGCAACGCGCTAAAGAATCACGGCTGTTCTACATACGTTCTTAGCATCGCAGGAGACGCGATCATCTGCCTGTGCTGTGGCAGCGGTTCAACTTACGCGGCGTATGTAGAGCAGCGCTTCTGCGACTTTTGCGATGAAAGCCATTCGGAAGCGATCGGCGTATAACACTCTAGAACCCCAGAACACACGACGAGCCGCGTAGCACTCATACACCCAACCAGGAAAAACCAATGCTAAACACCTTTGAAGGAACGACGATCGAACGCGACGAAGACGGCTTACTTTGGATACGTGATCCACACGGCAACATTGCTTGTCAGGCTTACTTTCAATCAGAAGGAGAGAGCCAGGAAGAAATACTAGATCAAGGCTATATTCTCGTGCCCTACCGCTTTGAAGGTAAAAACATTTACGTGGAAGTAGCCAGCGAAGGCTAACCCCAGGCACACGACGAGCCGCGTAGTCTACCGCTACGCGGCTTTTGAATGCCCTACGCCGCGCTATTGCCCAACCTCTCCAGCTACGCGTGCCCGTTTGCGCCGCGCGGGTTTGGAGTGAAATAAGTGGCGATCGCTCGTTGCACCGTTGCCGCCTGCACACTATCTCGTGAGAGACTTGATACGCTCCACCTTTCGGTTTCATGGCAATAGACCATACTTGGACGCGCAGCTAATCGGTGCCCAGTCCGTCACGAAGTCAACGGCTTCCCACCTGTCAGCGCTAACAGTTCGACGGGGCACGGCTTACCACTGTTGAGCGATCGCCCCTCCATAATACGCGGTGATGCGAACGACGAAACGCGGCGGCAGGCGTAGGAGCGCGGGACGTTGTAGCGCGGCATTGTTTTTGGGGTGATTTAGTCCCATGCGTGGCTGGAAACGCTCGAGAAAACGCCTAACTCTGCCCAGGTTTGCCCCTAAAAAAAGATTGTTTAGCCAAAACTCAAGCCGCCCAGTCTGCCTAAGATCATCTGTGCCAGCCGTGCCGCTTCTTGGTCTGGTAGGTTCTCTACAAACGGTAAAACGTCTTCAGCAAGGCGATATTTACGCACTGTACCGCGTTCCCGCTCTTGGGCGATGGCTCGTAACTCTTCCAGGCTAAAAGCTGTGTGTGGAGCAATTAAACTAAGCGTATTGTCTTCAGGATTGCTAACCTCACAAAACTCTAACCGTCTGAGTGTGGCGTGACTCACACCTGTTACAACCTCAAACTGTCTATAGCTACGACCGCGCCGCGCTGTTTTAATAATTTCTGCAAGCCGTGACAGACCAGCAACGGTATAGAGCGTTTTGCTCATTTTCAGGTATAAAAGCAGTCCAACACTCTATAGAAACACATGAAACTGTAACGGGTCAATAAGATATTGACTCTTAATAGGGGCAGGAGTAAGATAGCCGGAGTGTCTCACGCCTGTTACAGATGCCCCTCCCAAATAGCAGATCCCCCCGCACGAAGAATACGAGTTTTTCGACTGACCCAGACACCTTTAAACTCGCTGGCATGATTGCAGCGATGGACGATATCAGCCTCAGTGAACTCTGTCACATTGCGCTGCAAAAGGAAATAAAGCACCGACTACAGAAACATAAACAGAACCAGCAGCTAGCACCGCTCTTACTGGGTGATGCCGTCTCTTAAATCTGCCGATAAAAGCCCCTCGTTGATTAGCAGTCAACAAGGGGCTGTGTCCATTTGAGCAAATAAAACTATATCGATCATGACAGATACAACCCCGCTTCTTGCCCTACCGGAAGAAAAACAGTCGAACGACTCAATTCAAGCGGCAAAGCCCTGTCGCTATCGTCTGACCTGGGAGCAAGCGCGCCAGGACTACGAGGACGGTCTACTAACACCCAGAGGACTAATCTACTACAGCGTTGCCTGTCGTACGAAGCGCTTAAAGGTGAACGTCCCCACCTATTGCAAAGAGTTAAAGCTACATCAATCAACCTACTACCGCGCTATAGGAGCATTGAAAGCCCGAAAGCGCCTGAACATCGAAGCCCCAGACGGGATCGTGATGGAGCTACCCGACGCTGAAAACGAGGCACCGGAGGCTGAAAGCTTTACTGTGTCTGCCCTCTCGCAATCGTGCGAAACCTCTCGCGCTAGTGCGAAACCTCTCGCAGCAGAGCGAGAACCCTCGCAATCGTGCGAGTCAAATTCGCAGCAGAGCGAAAATCTCTCGCAATCGTGCGAAAGTCAAAATCTGAAACCCGCACAGGGAGCCACTTTTGAAAACGCGGAATGTACCAATAGGAGTTTAAATACATTTAAAGATCAAATTGGTTCATCAACGGATGCGGCGGAGCCGCTTAACAGGGATGAGCTTGGTACAACGGCAAAGACCCCCAACCCGTACGATTCAGAGATCATCGAATTATTGACGCTTGCAACGACGAACGGCATACAGACCAACGCAACAATTTCTAGAACAATCGCGGAACTGCGTTTACAGCACGATGCCGCCGCCGCGCGTAAAATTGTGGAAAACGCTATAAGCGCCGTAGCGGAGCAGATTCAGCGTCACAAGTGCAAAAATCCCGGCGGCTATCTTAATGCAGCCTTAAGGCGCGGCTTTACTGCCAACGGAGCCAAGCAAGCACGAAGGCGCGACCACCCACCCATGCAACCGCCGCCGCTCAACCATGCCGCTGGAGTTGTGAACCAGGCGATCGCAGAAGGTAAACGCGGAGCAGCGATCGCCTACCTACAGACTCTGTGGGATTCGGGATTCTGCGACCTGATCGAGGAAATGCTGCAACTGTTTAGGCGCGATTGGCAGCTATCACTCACTAGCAATGGTGTACGCGATGCAGCCACTTAGCACCGTGTTACGTGGTTTGCAGTTGGCGATCGTGCCAGAAATTGAGGCGTATTGGCTTGAGAACCCTGTACCAGCCCACAAAATTAAGCACATCACGCCGTCTGGATGGATTGCGACAGTGGACGGACAGCACCTGAACCCGTTGCACTTCCAGCCAGAGCAGCCGCCCAAACCCCGCAGGCGATCGCCCAAAGGTAAAGCATCAGGATGGATCGAGGAACGGACCGGGAACAAGCAGCGCATCACGCCGAGCGTGAGCCGTTATTACTGCCACTATGACAGCGACGGCAAGATCAAACGCTGCTACCTACAAGTGCATTTGCTCAAGGAAACCACCGCGATGATCGACGCGCGCGCCAACGTTGCAGCGGTTTTAGAGTTTATAAACACCCATACCAAGAGAACCAAGCTATGAAAACTTGCCAGCAATGCAACGGCTCAGGCATTCGGAACGAACCCCATCAAGTAGGATCTGCGCCAGTCTGCCAGTGCTGCGACGGTACAGGTAAGGTTCCTGATACAGCGGACGAAATTTTGCACAAAATCGGCACACATCCCGCGATCGTGGAAGTTGTGACCACACCCGCGAGAGCCTTCATGATGATTGCCCAGTTACAGCTAGCACTACGCCACCCGTACAACACCGGGAGTAGTGCAGCATTCGCTAAGGAAATGGCGGAAAATCTTGCGAAGGTTGTATGTCATTACGTGCCAGAAGCCGCCGAGTTGATCGCGCAAGGTTGGGACGAGAGTTATGATACGACCGCAGAATATTACAACTTAGAGTTTTTATCCCCCCTACCAGACGATCTAGAACCCTAAAAAGCTGTGATTTAGTCCAAGATTCCAAATCTGGACTAAATAGCCCATGTAACAAGGCAGTCACACGACCATTTTCGGCACTTTTGCATAGTTGCTGTCTAAGCAACTACCCCGCTAATTTTGGCAACGGCTGTACATCCATTGCTGCAAATGTCAGCACCTAAACGCTGTTTTGTCATCACCTTGTCTTACACATCTGTAATCACCCCTTGTCATCACCCATCTAACACCTGTCATCACCCTTAGAATGAATTTGTCATACACAAAACGAGCCATGTCCAGCAAAGGCAACCCGCTACTCAGCGTCCGGATACCCGAAGACTTAGCCAGCCTGGTAGACGAAAAAGCTGAGACGTTAAACATGAGCAAATCGCAAGTCGTTTTATTGGCACTAAAAAACCTCCTACAGCCACCCGATCCAATGGATGAGCTATCGGAGGTTAAGCGCGATGTTGCAGCCCTGAAGGTAGCTATGGCGCGAATCAGTCCCGATCTGCCATTGCGTAGGAGTTAAGCCGCGCAAGTTATTTTTTTTGCTGCTGTTGCCAAGACTTAACGGCGGCGGCGAGTGCTTCTGCTGCGACAAAACTCTTAGAGCGCTTCTGCTGTTGTGCCCACTCCTTAAGAGCCTCATGGATCTCTGGGTCAAGGTAAACGGTGATCGAATCTTTGGAAGTAGGCACAGCGATTGTTTTGGGCGATTGCATAGATATTATCTCCACTGCGGTAAGGTTGGGTAAGGTACTTTACTTTACCTTATCTCTATGCTTTGATTCAGGAAGTCCCAGAACTTCCAGAACTTCCAGAACTTCTAAAGGAGAAGCATCATGGTTCAGACCAAACAGCTTAAGGACGGCGACCAGCTTACACCGATCGCAGACTTTGCAAACGCTTGGGGAGTCACAGAGCGCACGATCCAAAACTGGGTAGAAATGACATACCAAAGTTTTGAGATCATCTTGCCTAACGCTGGACCCTACCCACCCTACGCCATCGAACTACTAACGCTATGCGCAAAGCACGTTAGCGGTAAAGCCAATATGTACTATGCCGAAACCGGAGAACGGCGGCGGCTGCGTGGCACCGAGTATGTTGCAAAAATGCGGCGGCTAAGGGCAGAGGGACATTTCCAGAACTTCGAGAAATTCCGCAAGGGCAGCGTTAACCAAGAGCTTGCACCAGCCGCAGAGCTTGAAGACGACTTACTAGCGGAGGTTGGGCAGATTGTACGCGAAGGTGACGAGCAACTAGAGCAAATCTACACCGCGATCGACAGCAAAGAAAACCAAGCAGCCGAGGGACTAGCAACCTTTATCGAAGAGTCACCCACGCGCATGATCCATAAAACCATGCAACGGCTGAGAGCAGGCAGAGCGATCCGCGAGGTACGGGAAGACCAAGCCCCCAACCTTACACCAGTCATTGATGTGACCTATAAGCGCTTGCCAGGAGCTTAGAAATACTCGAAATACTCGAAATTCGACCGTGTAACACCATGTAACCGAGGCTGACTGACTGACATCTACAGCCCCGGCATCACTCCAGCCATCAGGAGCTAAGACCATCATGACTTTAAACAAACCAGACAATCGCGGCAGTGGTCGATTTTCCACCTACATTAAGCCGATCGGTGTCGTAGCGATCGCAATCGTAGGCGCGCAAGTCCCAGGACTGTTAGGCAACGCAAAACAGGCGACGGCGCTCAAATGTGAGGAAATCGGTCAGCAATTCTCTAACGTTTGGCAGAATGCCACCCAAGCCAAGCCAGCAGAGCCAGGTTACGGGCAACCCATTGAGTCTTACTACGATGTGAGACTGAAACGGGATGCACCGTTGTACCGACCTGATGAAGCGCCTGAAATCCCGCACGTTTGGCAGAACGGGCAATGGGTTGAAGGGAAAGCAGCAGCACCAGCAGCACCAGCAGCGCCGGAGCAGAGAACAAAATACGGCTTGCCTGTCTTGCCACCCCCGGGACAAGAGCCGCTAGAAGTGCCCTCAGAGCCACCCCCGCCCCCTGAAGGTTGGAAGCCGATCAGCTTCGACAATGCCCAAGCCGAATATCAGCGACGGAGAGCAGCCGCGCGGGATGCTGGAATCGTTGCGCCGTTGCCCGTAGTAGACGAACTAGATCTAGACCGTCTAGAGCGAGCAAGGCAGCGCTGGCAAGTCACCCCCTGAAGGTTGGAAGCCGATCAGCCTCGACAATGCCCCAATTCAGTTTTAGAAGTACACCCAACCAAGAGAAATTAATCATGCCCTGGAATTGGTTATTCGTCCAAGATGCCGACGACGAGCAGCAAGGCAGCTTTTCAGATGTGGAATCGCAGCACACATACGACAACGCCAGCGACTTAAACAAAGCTGATGCAGTCAACAACGCGAAGAATAGCGGCGATCGCATAACGTTCTTTGATGACCCTATGGACGGCTCAGACCGTGCAGGCGGCATCAGTTCAGACAAGCGACACAACCTCTTTTATGCCGAGGAAGACGACCAGGGAACCCCCAGCCCTCGCAAGTACAGACCAGGCAGATAAGACCCGCTCAAACTTGGCTCAAACGTTCACACAAACACAATTTACAGAGGTAGAAAAATGCCCGAAGATGTAGTGAGATTCAGCCGCGCTAGTGACGACGAGCAAGGCAGCTTTTCTAGTCGTGAAAGCCAGCGCTTGTATGATCACATGGACAACAACGCAGCCCAGGACCGCGAAGAGAATGCGATGCGTAACGGTGCAAATGCTGTCGGCACTGGTGACGGCAGCTTACCCAGCGATAGCGACGGCTCAAGCCGTTGGAATGTGACCTCATCACAGGTTGACAGCCAGAGCCACGAATATCCCACCCGTTCAAACCCAGGAAAATAAACCAATGCAAGGCACCTATTACACCCCTTACAAGCAAGGCACACTCAACAAATCACAAGCCCGAATCATGGCAGCAGTAGGCGAAAAGGCTTATCTACGCCAAATCTGCGAACGTTCCGGCTACTACTTCGCAGGCGCGGCAAGCCTGGTTAACGGTCTGGTAGAAGCCGAAATACTGCAAGCAACCAACGTCTAGAGTAGACCTACACTGATCAATATCTGACCGCAACGATCGCACTCTCCCTAGTGCGGTCGTTTTTTATGCAATCTGCAACGGGAAATGAGCCGCTGTTAAGAGCGAGTTGAAGCGCGTCACCTGTTCTGGGGTGTAGTCCGTTGCCAACCCCATGCGGATCATTTGAATCGACCTGTAGAACGTATCGAGCCGCCCTGTACTGTTAGCGGGTTCATTACTGTTTAGCGTACTCAAGAGCAAAGCAAAGCCCTTTTCACTCTTGGTCGTCAGAGCGATCGTAAAAAGCTCAGTGCCGCGTAGCTCATTCTTGAGTTCTTGCCAGTTGGGAAGCGGAGCCGCTTGCGACGGTTGAGCGCCATCAGGAAAGCCAGGTAACACGGTCAGGACATGAACATCCCCGACGATCGCGCCCTCTACCACCTGGATACCAGAGCCAAACCCCGCGATCATCTGTAGCGGCATAAAGGCAGGGTCAGCGATGCCCAGCGGCGAGGCAGCGTAGAGGGACGGTGTACCTGCTAGCAACCCCAAATAAAGATGTGTTGTGCCCCCAGGCAGCATGATCGACATAGCGGGAATCGGAAAGCTTTCACCACTCGTTAAGGTTAATGCCCCAGCACTCAGCGAGAGCGTAGCAGTCGCGGTCTGTTCGATCGTGCAGGTAAAGGCTAACGGCGTAGCCCCGGCGTAAATTAGACCTAAGTTGGTTTCTGATTTGATCATGTTCCCAGCGCTAGATAGTTACCAACATAAGTAGCAGGGATCGCCGCGTCCCCAAAAGCAAGCATCGTAAAACCCGTTGTACTGGCACCCGTAGCCGTCACTGGGAACCCTGTATTAGAGCCTCCCACAACAACGCGCGGCACTGTGGCAAACGCCACCGGGAAGGTTACAGCCTGCGTCCGATAGTTAGACAGAGAAATAGCCAACGACGATCCCGCCACTGTAGCAGAGCCGTGCTGAATAAACTCCCCCGCCGCGTTGCGATTGCCCAGCACGTTAACCGACGCAGGTAAGCCGTGAACGTTGGCACTAGCCGCGATGTGATTCGCTGAGTTTGTGCCCTGTGCCGCCGTAGCAGCCCCTACCTCAGAAGCAACCGCACCCGTTTTAGAAACTTTTGCCCAGGCGATCGCCGCCCCGGTTGCGACTTTGGCATCTGTAACCGTGCCATCAGTCGGGATTCGGGTAT